GCTTGATTAGCTAAATCTATATTTGTTATTCTGTTTAAATCAATAACATCTTCGAGATCTATATTACCCGCCTGCAAAGCTATTTGTATGTTTCTTTGGAATGCTGCTTTTTCTTCTTCCTCTGGCTCTAATTCAAGGAATATACCAAAGTCGTGCAAATTAAGATTTTCAATTTCTCTTAATGTTTCAGCATTAAATAAAGATATGCTCTCTATCAATGATTGTTTTGTTAATGGGAAATTAAGTGAATCCGCAATTCTTAATGATATATTCTCACAAGTTCTTAATGTTAAATATAAACTCGCATCTTTAATATGTCTTGTGGCTGTATTTGAATTTGCTGCGGCCATTTTTTGTAATCCTACTAATGCATCTGGATCAGGAGTGCTTCCGTCTCTTGCTTCATTTAATCCGGTAACATCACGTATCATTTGTAAGTAATACTGATATGTGCCTATCAATGCTTGTATCTTAGCGTTTCCGTTTGATGTTTGTAATTCTTGAATTGGTACTTTGCCAGGATTCATTCCTCCGTCTTGGGACATAGAACGACCAACAATACTACCGGTTTGGAAATACATATTTAAAGCTTCCGCTGGATTATAATTTGTTCCGTTACCTAAATCAACTTCGGCTAATCCATCAACATCGACAAATACTCCATCGGGAACCATTCTTGATAATACTTGTTGTAATTTAAGATGTGTTAACTGAACCATATCAGCAAAAGTAGTTGTTCTACTTACCAATGATTCAATTCTACCTTTATACATTCTTGGAGCACAAATGTTATAATTCATCTGCACCTTTGTTGTATCAGCAAATGGTCTAGTCATATTTTCAGCCAACTTCCATTCTAACATTTTTTCAAACCCAAGAATCTTAGCGCCGGAATATAATACCTCAATACTTCTTGATACTCTTTTAAAGTTATCATTTTCTGGAGGATTAAAACTATCGTCTTTCTCTATAGCTTTTTCTAGCCCTTGCTCATTATATTTTATTTTAAATACTTGATTTGAATATGTTTTGTATTCGAAATATAGTACTTGAACAGTTGTATTATCATTGCTTTGCCCAGGGTAATTACGAATATAATTCATATCTCCCGGATATTTCTCAATCTCTTTTAAATCTTCGTCAGATAAATACGGAAATTGTTTCTTTAATTCTTCTAAACTAATAGCTTTAACTTCTCCAACATAATAAACATCTTCAAAGTTGGGGTCTTCCGTATAAGAATACACTAAGTTAGCTGGATCAACATAATCAATAACAATACCATTAGCAGGATTCCATGATGTTTTAGCACATGCAATACCTATAACTGTTAAATCATAATTAAGTCTTTTAGCAATTAAATCATATTTATTTGTTGCTAATACCTGGTTTATAACTTCCTCCTCCGCGATTTCAATTGACGGTTTATAGTCAAGTTGCAAACGCATCTCTAATTCTTCGGTAGATTCCGGCAGATCATCAGGATTAGTAGTGTTATACATATTAACACCTAATTTGCTTTGTATTTCATCCAGTAATTCGCGAGCCATCATATCTCTAATGATACCTGCGGCATAATCTGTTTTTGCTTTTGTTGAAGCAGGATCTTGAGCATAAGCTTTTATACTATAACTCTTATTTGATATACCGTTAACAACAATGTCAACAAACTTAGGTAAAACAGGAATTGGTTTCCAATCTAAATTCAAATAAGACAAATCACCATTAATTGATAATTCATCTTTATATTTCTGTATAGGTTGTTCACCTCTAGCGTAGAGTCTTAGTCTATGGAAGTTTTGCCAATTAGAACCAAATCTATCATTGCCGGCTCCTCCAACTCTATCTCCTCTAAACCATTCGTTTTCAATAGCTCTACCAACTAAAGCTCCGTATTCGAGTGATTCCTTTACGCTATCCGGTACTACCTGACTTGGAAAAGAACTGTTACTATTAGTATAAATCATTTATTATATTATTTTTGAAGTATTGCCATTATTGTCGTATTTCTTAAAATTCAAAGGCACTGCTCTTTTCTGCACCTCGTAAACGGGAGAGTACAGATGCCTATTACATGCCATTATAGCTAAGCCCGAACTAATAGAGGCATCATGCTTTGTTCTATCATTGATATTAAACCTTGCCCAGTCATTTAGTGTCTTTTGAAAATACATATCTCCGTGATAATCACCTTGGATCCCAACATAGTTTTCTATATATGTTTCAATTGCTGCTGCATGTGCTTGTATAATATCTTGACCGGAATTAGGTATACCGCCAATTTCTTTTTCTGTCGGTGATAATTTGTTCCATGTTTTATCTGGTCTATTCATTGAAAAACCTCTATATCCTCTTCGCTTAAAATAATATAACAATCGAGCTTTATTATTCTCTGCTAATATAGGCATACCATAAAACACACAAGCCATTAATACTTCTTCAAAGAATATTTCTGCCGTTTGTGGTCTGGCTACATATTCAAGAAAGAAATGGTTTGCGGGTATGTTTTCCATTGAAAATTTTGTTAACCCATGTAAAGCCCCATTAGAGCCTCTTGCGTCAACTGTTCCTGATATATCATAACTATCACAGCCAAAAGCACCACAGTGCTCATTACCAGGATATTTGATACCATCTTTTATTATTACGCGGTTTTGCAAGTATTTATCGGGAACCCAGCTAATTAAGAATCTTCCATCTTGGCTTGGGTAAAATATTACTTTTGAATCTTGTATTCCGTTTTCCCATTGAAAACTTCCACGAGTAATAACATTTGTATTTCTTAAATCATCGTTATAATCAATCTGCTCATATATTTTTGTCAAATTGAATAATGATTGTTTTGTTTCGTCTCTAAAAGCGTGTTGTTCTGTTCTTGGAAACTGACGGTAATATTCATTTAACGCATCAGAATCTCCTTTTAAACCTTCAACTTCATTTTGCCAATGCTCAATTACCCCCGTTTCAATCCAGTTACCATCAACACCTTTTATTGGTTTTGACGGAGTATCGAAGACAGGTAAGCCATAAGTATCAATGAATCCCTCGTACGACCATTCCATAGGTATGAACAAACTATATAATCCTGAAGCAGTCTGTCCATTGCGGTTTCTTTTCGTAACATCTGAATTGTAATAAAGTTTCTTAAAGTTTTCTCCCCCTTTATCTAAAGCATTTGATGTTGATCCCATCATACACTTACCGATAATTCTTGATCCTAATCGTAAACAGGTCTTAGTAACACGCCAGTTATTTAATATATTATCAGGTCGTTCCCATTTACCACTTTCATCATGTACTAGTAACTTTAACTTTTCACCATCATAGGAGTTATCTCCTGTGTTCTTCCAGTCAATAGTTGTATCTAATCCATCTAACTCTTCTAACTTTTCATTAGTATCGAGTTTTTTACGTGTAAGTTTTGATGCAGGTATTCTATATGCTAATTCTGTTTTTGGTCTATCCATACCATCTTGGATAGGTTTAAAAAAGAATGGGTAATTTATAGATATTGGCACTACTTTGTCTGTGAACATCTTTTTAGCATCTGCTCCTGACTTAGAAAGTATACCGTATCTGGAATCGCTTGATATAGTTGCTTGATTAACTAGCTCAGCAGATGACATAAATGAAAACCCGGAACGTCTATTCTTTAAATAAGACATACCGTAACATCTATTATCTGCTTTACAAGCTTCCCAGAATATAAAGAACAATCTATTAGATTCTCTGAAATCTGGTGCGCCAATATCTATCTTGCTCCATTGCAAGTACATGTAGTGCGTACCTGTTATATAAGTAGGTTTCCCATTATTATAAAATGAAAAACCTTCTTCTCTATACTTAAATTCTTGATCGATATAATCATACCAATGCTCTTTAAAAACTTCTGGATATTTATTCCAATCAAAAACATTCTTTATTTTTGATATTTCTTTTGGAATTTCTAATTGTTCCCAATATTGATCTTCCTGTTTATTAGATCTTTTATATGCCCCATCTATTAAAGGTAAAGCAATTTTAAGATTCTGTATTTCGTATATTTCACCAATCTTTCCAGTCTTACTGATAACAACAACATCATGTTCCCGGTTATATCCGTATTCCCATTTGTTGTGTCTATTCTTTTGCTTTATTATATTAGGTCTAATATGATCGGTAATTTCTCTATATAAAGTTTGTTCGTACATTATTTAGACCTCCCTTCTGCAAAACCTTTGAAAACTTTTGTTTCAGTAGTATTTTCTGCTTCGTCCATCATTCGCTCTTCTTCTTGAATGCGGCTTAATATTTCAAAGGCATCAAAAATTGCGAGCTTTTTTGTGGCTGCTGCATTTTTTAATTTGTCAGCGGATAAATCATCCTCTCCGTTTTCGAGGATAGCTTCTTCGGCTACTTTGATTAATTCTAGTACAGCTTTATGACCAGCGACTATTATATTCCTCTTCGTCTCCTTTATATCCATATTTAATTACAATATCATTAGATTTCATACAATATAATCTCTGATCATCTATGATAAATTCAAATTCCCCGTAAGGTTTGTATCCAACTAGGTCACCAGGATTGATTCCGAGCTTGTTTAAGGACTCGTTTCCATATTTTAGTATTCCAATATGCTTACGCTCTTTATCGAGCTTAAATTGGTCTATATTTTTTATTGGCTTAACAAAGCAACGGTCTCCATAAGAGCGCCATTCATTATCTCTGTTATACAAATAAATTTGGTCAGGAGCACAAAAGTATAAATCTTCTTTAAAGTATGATCTACTATTCTTTTGTCTACCTTTAATATCATAAAAGCGTCTAAATACATTATGGTGTATTACAATAATATCACCAGGTTTTATATCGGTTTCAAAAGCTAATGGAACAGAAACAACTTCTGCCAACTTATTAACTGATTTGAAACTTTCTATTCTAGTATTTATTATTAATTGTTTGCCATTAACATCAATACTATTGTTATATCTAGAGCCTACAGGTTTAATTATAAAATCAAATACAGCTGTCATATTCATTCTAATATTCTAAATCATATTCAACGGAGATGGCCATGTTTGAATTAAATTTCTTCCAAGGCATTACTTCTTCGTCTTTTTTAATATATATATTATACGAATTATCAGTATTATCCAATAAAATATAAGAGATGCGATGCCCTCCATAGACCTCTTGACCTACGGAGTAATGCATTGCATCGTCTTTATAATTAGTCCCTATACTTATTTTTCTAACGACTGAGTCCATTATTTAAGCTGTAGCTTCTTCTGGCACAATCTCAGTGTATGATCCATCAGATAGATCGATATTGATTGCTCCATATTCTTTTTCTAATTCAGCTTTGAACTCTTCTGAAGCTTGGTTAACCTCTGCAACTTGGTGTAGTAATGCGTGTTTTTGCGCTTCTAACACTCCAATGTTTGAAAATAAGATGTTTAAATCTTTTTGTTGCTTTTTAATAGTTTCTAATTGTTCTTGTGTAATCTGTTTTACTACTTCCATGTGATTAAATTTAATTGGTTTTACTTATTTTTTAAATATCTTGTTATATAAACTTTGTTTTTTTATAGGCACTTCTAAAACAATGTCTCCAGGAAAAGTATAATCTTTCCCTGGTTTCATTAGTTTTTTATTACCTAAGTTGTCAATACCTAAAACGTCAAACTCAACATTTTCCATTGTTATGTTACCGCTAGGTATTACATTATATGGTTTGTTTTTGTCTTTGCTATTTTTTTTATAACCTGTTTTAGATATATTCATAGTTGTCTATTTTACAGATTTTGCTTTTCCGGTATTTAATAAAAATTTCTTTTGCTCTTCAGTCGCCTCATTAGTAGATGTAAATCCGCTGCTTATATTATATTTTGCAGCATTAGACCCTCTGCGACTTTCTGTAAATTTTTTCATTTTGTCATATTCAGCTTTAAGTTTGTCGTCTTGTCCAACTTTAGCCTCTTTAAACAATTGTCCATCTTCACCTATCCATTTTGCTCTAACTCCTTGACTACCTGGAATATATTTTTGTCCATAAGGTATCATAGTAGCTCCACCAGTCGCCGCATCAACTTTAATTCCTTGAGTTTTTGCTAAATCTTCAATTTTACCAGGAGCGTTTCTTGCTTCCGCATATTTTTTCTTCTGGGCGTCAAATCTTTCCGTTAATTCAATATCACTCACTTCTTGTTTCATTGGAGAGTAATTCATTAATGTTGGAGGAATTCCTCTTCCTGTTTTAGGCATATTTCCTCTGCCTGGTTTCATTTTAAAAGGGCTGTTCATTTTTTTTGTTTTAGTTGTTTAATTTTCTTTTATAAATCATTTGACCAGGAGCATCACTAACGTAATCTGCAACCATAGTATTATTATCTACCATTATAAATTTTGCAATGCTATCCCAATTATTTGGTTCATAAATCATTTCCAAATAAAACGAGCCTTTGTTGAACTGGTAGCTTATTGTTTTAAAATAGTTTTCTCCTAGCTTAGAATATGCCCCTATATATAAATCTTTTTTGTTTTTAACTTCAAAGTTTAATATAACAGTTTCAGACTCCCATTCTCCGGCTAAGAATTCTTTTGTTATTTTTTGAGCGTTAGCAAAAGAACACAAAAATAATGCTAATAATAATACTAATTTTTTCATAATATATTAAATTAAAGTTATATTATTATTATTACACGTATTTATTGCTTTTTATAAGCCTCCTTCTCCCAAGGTAATGTTTTGGCTCCTTCATTCATTTTTGAACGTGGATATTTTTTACCCTTCCAGTAAACATTTGATTCATCGTAGCCTAAATCACCTCTTTTCATTTGATCGATGTGTATAAGCTCATGCTCAACTGTTTTATTCTTTTTTAACTCAATTGGTGATACATCCTTATTGACTAAGATTGTACCATTAGACTGAGCCATACCTAATACATTGTTATCCATATCCTTACTGTATATTGGTGTATTATCAATATTATAAGGAGGGCCAGTCATTTTAAATGCCATATTAATTTAGCATTTTTTCATTTTAGCCGCTGGTTTACCTTTGGCTGCACCATATTTTTGCATAGGGGCAGGCGTTGCAGCCGCTTTAGCTTCTTTTTTTGCTGCTGCTTTAGCCGCGATACCAGCCATAACTTTGCTTGCCGCACTTTTAGTTGTATTAGCCACGGTTTTTTTAACAATTTCTTTTTTCATTTTTTTAGTTTTTAATTTTCGTTTTTATCTTTATTTTTATCTTCAAAGTGACTATATATTCTAATTGCAGTATAACCAATAGAAAGTATAAGAAGAATTATTTTTAATGCTGGTTCTAAATTTGTCATTGACAGAGATAGTGCTACTGCATTTAATCCATATAGTTTAATATCAGTTGTGCCCATTAAAGTTTACATTTCGCTCTCTGAGTAATAGGAGCAGCGTGATACATAGTGGGAGTCTTTTTAACTTCCATTCCATTTTTTCCATTGCTCGAACCTTGACCCATTGGGAAACCAGTCATATCTAATGGACCGTCCCACAAAGCGTTAGCTCCTGTGATACCGTTATTTTCTATTCTTTTAACGGCAGGTGTTACTTTTCTCATACCTTATATTTGTTATTAATCGATTACTATTTTAAATTGTTGGTCCCATTACACGATCATAAGATCAGTCTGTTGGCATTCCAAATACGCCTGTCATTGTAGATTGCGTTTTTGGATTAAAGTTTACAGGTGCACCAGATGGTTTTACACCTGGATTGAATGTACGTGGTTCGGAAACAATTGGAGCTGCAGGAATTGTAGTACCCGTTAAACTCATGTTTGTAGTAGTTGCCGCACTTGGTAACATACCAGGATCAGTCGGCATTCCTTTCATTTGATTGTTGTATCTCATCTTGTTTTGTCTTTGTTTAAATTATTTATTGCTGAACGTAATACAATATCTGTATATGTATTATTCTTCATTATTTTATTACTTCTTGCTGTAGTTGGAATATCTTCTTCTCCTAGCATAATCCGGTACATTCTATGTATTAGTTGCTTGCACTTGAATGAAACTTTATATATGTTATACTTCTGGGTTGTACGGTTTCTATTTCTCCATACCACTATCCATCCTTCTTTTAACAAATTGTTCCAGCGCTTATTGTCCCAACTATATGCGTATGTACCTATTTTATAATCTTGCTTGGTAAAAAAGTCCATGCAATCAAAATATATTAATAATTCTAAATCAGCGTCAGTAAGATCATAATTTCTACAAGCCCATCTGCGTATTAACCTATAATGTTTTAATAAGCCAAGACTTTTTATATCACTAGCTTCTATTCTTCTCATAGAACTATTACAACATCTTGTAATCTTATAACTTGATATTCATGCCCGTCAAATTCAATTCCATGACCTGCGGCCTTATCATAGTAAATAACATCAGCTTCTTTTAAACATTTAATATCTTCACTAACAGAAACTACAATAGCTTCTTTATATCTAATGTTCTCTTTATCTTTTTCTTTTAATAATAAACCATTTTCCGTTTTTGATAATCCCTCTTTCCTTGGAAGGATCACTATATTATTACCTATTGCCTTCATTGATTCTTAAATTATTAATTATACAATCAGTTGACAATATGGTAATAGCTACAGAAGCCGCATTCATTAGTGCGCTTTTTGTAACAGATAATGGATCAATAATACCCGCTTCAATCATATTAACTTCTTCTCCAGTTACAGCATTCAATCCAGAGCCATCTGGACGAGCTGCAGTTGAATTTGGTATATCAATACCCGCGTTGGTTAATATTGTCTTAAACGGAGCCGTAATAGCTTTTAACAACGCTTCTTCGGCTTTATTCTTGAATACAATTATTCTTGATGCATCTAAAAGAGCAATTCCACCTCCCGGAACAATTCCTTCTTTAATAGCGGCTTTAGTCGCGCAAATTGCATCTTCAACTCTATCTGCTTTTTCTTTTAATTCAATATCAGATCCAGCACCCACTTTTACTACTGCTACTTTTGCAGATAATCTAGCTAATCTTTTTTCTATTCTAATTACTTCAGCCGGTGGTAAGCTCGCTTCTAATTGTGATTTTAATTCATCAATTAAAACTTGAACTTCTTCTTTTGTTTCACCAACATGTAATATAGTCTCTGTATCACTAGTTATTGCTTTTAAACAATGACCTAAACAATCTGTATCAATAAGATCCATATCGTCTCCTAAGTCCTCATTTATAATAGTAGCACCTGTTAACAATGCTAAATCCGATAATGTATCTTTTTTATTAATGCCGTACGTCGGGGCATTAATCACATTTACTTTAATATTACCTTTTACTTTATTCATTGCAAGAGCGGCTAATACCGTCGGCTCTATGTCTGCAATAATAAGTAATGGCTTGTTTGCTTTTATAACGTATTCTAAAACCGATTGTATTTGTCTTATAGATTCAACTGGTGATTCAATAAGCAATACTAATGGATTTTCTAATTCAGCAACTCTTTTGTTAGGGTTAGTAATAAAATGTGAATTTACTAAACCTTTATCATATTGGACACCATCAATAATCTCTATTTCCGTTTCTGCATTTGCCGATGATTCCATCATAACAATTCCGGTTTCACCAACCTCTCTAAATGCATCTGCAATAATCTTTCCAAGTACTGGATCATTGTTAGTTGAAATCGTAGCAATGTGATCTATCATATCTCCATTTACTGGAACTTTAATAGATTCTAAATATTCTACTACTTTGTCAACCGTTTGTTCAATACCGTTCTTTAAGTCTCTTGCATTAACTGTATCTTGGATTGCATAAGCTTCTTGTAAAATAGCATGAGCTAATACTGTTGCAGTTGTTGTTCCGTCTCCGGCTTCTTTAACTGTTTTTCTAGCTGCTTCTTTTAAAAGTCTTGCCCCCATATTTTCAACTGGATCAAGTAATGTAATGCTGTCTGCTACTGTAACACCGTCTTTTGTAATAATCGGTCTACCTTTTCCGTCTTCTAGCATTACACATTTTCCACCTGCTCCAAGTGTTGAACTAACTGCTTTTGTAAGTTTCTCGATACCTGCAAAAACATTGTTCCTCGCCTCTTTGCCGAAGCTGAGGTTTTTAACTATTTCATCGCTCATAATTTAATTGAATTTAATTTAATATATATATTACCTGTTTTACGGCTTTTTTACCTGCCTTGTCCTCGATATTGCTTTTTATAATTTTTTGAAGACTTCAATACAGATGTTTTAGCTTTAGCATGAATACCTGGACGGCTTATGTTTTTGCTTTCTAATTTTGCGACTGTTGTTTGTGATTTTGCTTTTGCCATCTTATTATATATTCTTTAATTGAAAATGCATACCATCTTTCCTAGTCCATATACCACCCCAATCAAAACCTGCGTCTGTAAAACAACTAACCAATTCTTTTGACATTGTAGGTTCTTTACCTAATCCGTTCCATGCTGCATTAATGTCTATTGCAATTCCCCAAGAATGTAATGATAAAGATTTTAATCCACGTTTTCTACGTACATTAAAACAACCGTCCCAAGTCTTTAACTCGTTAGTTAGTTTTCTATCTATAATATTTGTAAATGCGTTTATCAACGGCGTAACGATTGCTTTATTACAATAAAGTTTTTTAGGTATAACTCCAACTTCTAAATGAACTGGTACATCCCAAACTGTCATATATTTTAATTCGTTTGCTACAATTGTAGGATCTCCCCACTTTTTTAAACATTGATTACTTGTTACCATTTCCTCTCAGATTTATTTTCCAATACATTCCAAATCCGTAATTTATTGATCCATTGAATCCAACGCCTACATTAGCTTGATATACTCTATCTTTTCTATCTTTATATATTAATCCCGGGGCTAACAATCCCGATGTACCTATAAATGAATTTCCCCCTATATACATTTGTCTTTTAGGATCCTCTTTCTTAGTTATAGTTTTAGTTACAAAAGGTATTTTATAATCTTTTATATATTCCCTTTTACCATATAACTTGTTTAACCATACTGTATCTTTAACTACTATAGTTCCTAAACTATCAAGTTTAATTGTATCAGCATATACCGTTCTAACTAAATGCTCTTTAAGGAGATTTTCAAACCTAACCTTAGAAGAATCACAATTGTCGCTTACGGTATATTTTTCTTCTTTTAATGGTACATACTTAATATTAGTTACTTTAACAGTTTTAAACACCGTGTCTTTTGTTTCTTTCCACACGGTATCAGTCTTAACTGTTTGTTTAACTAAATCTTTATCATTTGATCCATTACAACTTCTTTGCAATAATATAATTGCTATTAATGTTGCGATCAACCAATAAGAAATATTATTTTTAATTGGTAGAGCCATGTTTTGCTTTTATTAATCGTTCCGCTATTTCAGTTGCAGCTTGTGCTCCAATATAAATTACCGCAACAACAGTCCAGTTATCAGAATCTATTCTTGAACTGAACAAAGCTACTGAAGCTATGCCGAATGCCATTAACTTTCTACTGATCCATTTGTTAAGGAATAAATCAATCTTTTCTTTCATACTCATTAATATATTTTATTTAAGTTAAATGTCTGTGTATAAATAAAACTAGTAAGAGAGGCAGTTCCCCACTGAGCAGTTACTACCAACGTATTCGCTATCGTTGTATCAAATGTTGTAGAATTAACACTTCCAAAGTGAGTGCTTGGAGAAGCATAGCCACTTGAAAAGATAGCTGTTGTAGCTATTGCAGCGGTTGAAGCAGCTCCAATTGCTCTTACCGTTAAAGTAGCCTCTAAATTCCATCTACTGTTTGAAACGCTAGGTCCAACTGATGAACCTGTAAATTCTGCTAAAACAATTCCATCAAGTGTTTTTATAGATATAGAAATATTATTGCTAATAACCGAATTTATAAGTCCAGCTAAACTAAGTTTAAATGAATCTCCAACTACAAGACTATCTGCTGGCAATGTTAATGTACCCGCAATAGTACCGTTTAATAAAGTAAGTGCTGAGGTTGTATTGTTTACAGGAATAGTATTTGTAGTAAGGACAGCTAAACCATAATTAGTTATGTCCGATAAATATGCAATAGTTCCAGAAGCATCTTGAAATGTAGCCGTATTTGTTGTTGCAACAGGATTAGGCGCTTTAACATTTGTTCCAAAATTTGTGTCTATACCTTTTATAAATATACCTCCATTATAGATTTGAGCATATTTTGCCCCGCCTACACTTACAAAGTTAAATGCATTTTTATCGCCTGTTATAGATACATAACCAAGACCAGCTGGAGCAAAATCATTATATAAGTATATACTGCCAACTTTGGCGTCTTCTAAAGATACATTGCCAGCCGTTAATACTTGATCTAGCGTATTAGAATAATTGGCTACTACATAGCCGCCTATAGCGTCTGCTGTAAAACTAATAGTTCTTGCCGATCCATTATCTTCATTTTCAAACCTAGTAGCTATTAATAAATCAGAACTGTTTAAAGAAGTAACTCTAGGATAGCTATATATTATTGCCATTTTATATTTTTGTTTTAGTTGTTAGCGAATGGTGGTGGTAATGTTACATATACAGGATTGATAATTAATTCAATCTGTTCTGCAATATTTAATTGTAAAGCGGGTACATCCATTGTTGCTTCCATCCATCCGATAACTTCCGCTTCGGTTAAGTCTGGATAAGGTATGAATGCATCTGGTGTAGGTGTTCCTACCGCTTGTGCTCCATAAACATTAGCTGTAATTCCGTTCTCATCTGTTCCGATGTAAATCCAATGTACTGTTGTAACAACGTCCATTAATCCATCTTCGTCTACTCTGCAATCAAATGCAGGAAAATTCCAAGTGTAAGTAATCATATTTATTTAGTTTATTTATTATTAATTTGTCATCATTCCTCTAACTGTTATTCTTATCCAAGCATTGTTACCTGAGGTGTTCGTTAAAACTAAGGTTTGGCCCGCTCCTCCTAAAGAAAACACAAATCCAGACATATTGCTCCATTCTATTTGTCGTTTGTCTATCATATTACCGCTGCCCATACTTTTCCACCCCATATATACTGTACCTACTGCATAATCGCCTCCGTCGTCTAGTCTAATCATATACTCTACTATTGCTCCAGCATAATGAAGTAAGTCAAATGTTATAATATTTGTAGCTCCTCCTCCTATAGATATCGGCTTTGGAGCGTATATGTGTGGCACCTGAGCTGCATCAGCATTACTGTTAAATTGAGATATAGCTAAACAATCCTGCCCTAAATTATTAGTATCAGGCCCAACGTTTAAATCAACTCCAATAGCAGTAAGACCGTTAGCGTTATTATTAGTATTAGCCCCCCACCCTAGGGCTATGTTGTAATTAGCCGTTGTTGTTGAATCTAAAGCACCAGTTCCAATAGCAGTGTTTGTTGATATATTTCCAAGACCTCTACCAATAGTTACATTGTTTATTAAAGCATCTCCATTAACGTCTAGTTTTTTGCCAGGACTACTTGTTCCAATTCCTACGTTACCTGTGGAGGTAATACGCATCCATTCATTACTTCCAAATATTGTACCAAATACTAATGGTGCAGCACTACCCCCTGTTAAAGTAAGTCCTGATTGAATATAATTTACTCCACTAGCATTTATAAATCTAAGAACACTACCAGCGTCTTGTATTAAATGAGTAGTATTTGAACTAGAATATAAATGTAATAAACTTTGAGGACTTGTTGTTCCGATACCTACGTTTCCGTTTGTTTTTATTCTAACAGCTTGCGTACCATTTAATCCAGTCCAACCCTGCGCCCCGGGATCTCCGTTTACAAATAATCCAATTTCGCCTGTTACAGCAAAACTTGTTAACCCGTTATCTAATGATATTGTTGCTGATGCATTTTCAGCAGTTTCATAAATTCTTAATGTTGGAGCATCGTCTTGTTGAATTAAAAATGTATCATACAAAACGTGTGCTTTTTGAGCAGAATTAGTATTCAATATTGATACAACTGTCGAACTAGAACTATATGCTCCTGAAGAAACAGTTAATCTATTAGAAGGACTTGTAGTTCCAATTCCAACGTTACCGCCTCCGTAAGCTAAAAATACATTATTGTATCTACCAATATAGGTATTACTGCTCCCGTCATTTGCAAAATATAAGTTAGCATTATCTATGTAACCAATATTAGAAGTCCTATTATATGTAGTATCCGTTATTGTTATGTTTGTAGTCTGGCCACTTAAGTGTAATTTAGAACTCGGACTACTTGTTCCAATACCTAATCTATCATTGTAATAAGGATATTGTCTTGCTAAAGCAGATAATGTATAATTTGAACCTATTGATATTGCATCAAAAACAGATTTAGCTCCAGGATAATTTGTAAACATTCTTACTTTTACACTGTAATTATTAGCTGTTGATACTATGTGTGATATTGGTATTATATACGTTGAATTAGTCGCATCCCAAGAAAAATCGCCTATAGCTACATTATCATTGACCGTGCCCATTGAATCACTTACTCTTGATTCATTTGTGTATATTAAGTTACCAGGATTTGTTCCAAGAGCAAATACTTTAGTTAGTTTGCCTGGTGAATTTTGATAATTATACGCTCCTGTTATTTCTACCTCTATATATCCCCAAAAAGAAACATTACCTATTATAATATTAGCAGCTAAATTAGAAACGCCGTTTGGAAAGTTAATCGCCTCTTGAAATACTCTTTCAAAGTAATTATCTGTATTTAAATATCCAAGAAATTTTGCATTACCATTAACATCTAATTTATAACTTGGACTTGAAGTTCCAATTCCAACGTTACCAGTCCCTGTAATTCTAAAATATTCATTTGTACCTATATTTGTTCCATCACCACCCGCTACTTTAAAA